GGTTGCTTTCACTTACTCTTTTGGTTACTGATTCTGTACCCCAAGCCAATTTTGCTAATTGAACATGGGCAAGAGAAACACCAACACCGCTGGTTCCATAATCAGTTCCTAAGATAGCTGTCCCATCACTAGTAGTAATTGAAATATTACTTGTAATATCGTCTGCCATAATTGCCCTTTATTTTTATATATAAGTTATAGGTGATTATTTTTTATGCTACCAATAATATCGAAAGAAGAATTTTGCAAGAAAATAGAAACAAGAGTTTCTTCTAAGAAAATATCTTATCTGGATGCAATCATTGACATTCAGGAAGAATATGGGCTGGATTATTCTCTTGTGGCTAAGTTTTTATCTCAACCTCTAATTGAAAAATTAGAAAAAGAGGGAAGAGAATTAAATTTAATTAAAACAAATAAGAACATACTTCCTTTTGCTTGACTATTGGTCAAGACTTAGGTATAATAATTAACGCAGGGAGTTCCTGCTAATTTAACAATTGGGTAGATCCCAAGGAGAATATATGAGTTTTAAGGATTTTAAGAATCGTTCTAAGAGTAGCATTTCTGACCTCATGAAGAAGCTTGAGGATACCCCTAAGAAGGATTACAAGGACGACAGGTTCTGGCGAGCAGAACAAGATAAGATGGGTAATGGTTTTGCTATTATTCGTTTTCTTCCAGAGATTGATGGAGAAGACTGCCCATGGGTAAAGTTGCTTTCACATGCTTTCCAGGGTCCGGGTGGATGGTATATTGAAAATAGCCGTCGAACCATCGGTGAGGCTGATCCCTGTGGTGAGCTAAACAGCCAACTTTGGAAGGGTGACGAAGATGACAAGAATATTGCTCGTATTCGTAAGCAGAAGACCACCTATATTTCAAATATTCTTGTAATCAAGGATGAGGCAAATCCTCAGAATGAAGGAAAGGTGTTCCTATTCAAGTACGGAACCAAGATCTTTGATAAGATCAAGGAAAAGATGAATCCTGAGTTTAAGGATGATGAGCCAGTAAATCCTTTTGATTTTTGGAATGGATGCAACTTTAAGCTAAAAATTCGTAAGGTTGGTGGATATACTAATTACGATAAGTCTGAGTTTGATGTTTCTTCACCTCTTCTTGGTGGAGATGATGTAAAGATTGAGAAGGTATGGAAGCAGCAACACGCACTCAAGCCTTTTATTGCTCCTGATCAGTTCAAGAGCTATGATGAGCTTAAGAAGCGGTTGAATGATGTTCTTGGTGGAGATATTCGTGGAACAACTCCAATCTATACCAAGACTGCTGATGATCTAGATGAGAGTGATTTTAAGGAAAAGGCTCCACCGAAGCAAAAGAGTAAGCCAAAGGTTGAAGATGACGCAGAGGAAGTAGATCCTATGAGTCTATTTGAAGAGGAAGCCTTCTAACAAACAACCCCCTGAAAAGGGGGTTGTTTTTTTAACCAATCTTAGTTCTCCATTCCGGTATTTTATAAGTTTGTTCAAAAAACTTATAGGATGACAATGATCCAACATATGCATTACCAATATTACCATCATCCATACCCCCAGGAGATTCTCCACCACCACCTTGATTAATTATAATTTGTTGTGGCTGTTCTTGAGATTCTTTTATTTTTTTCTGCTTTTCTCTAGGATTTTCTATAAACTGATTTTGCTGTTCCATTAATTTAATATTATTTGCTCTAGCATCTTTAATCTCCGTGATGCTTTTATTTGTTTCATTTTTTTCTATTTGCATATCAATTTGCTCAGTCATCATGTTGATAACATTTTTAAATTGTTCTGATTTTGGTAAAGGAACAACTGCTTCATTTTCATGCAAATAACCAACCATCGGTTCTTTTACTTCCCCACCTTCAGCCAAAGCTGGTATTTTAACAATTGATTTAATTATATTTGTTGTATTTGTATTTTCTACCGATGATGAATTGTTTTTATTTTCATTATACTGTTGTGTATTATAGAACTTTTCTTTTATTTCATTTAAAATATTATCCGATGGGACGAATGTATTTTTGAAGTCAAAACTTTTATTATTTACATTTTTTTCAGTAAAATTGCTATTACTTAAAAAATTACTATTTAAATTAAATTTTTTATCTAAAAAGTTATTTTTTTCAGAGCTTTGAGTGTTGTAGTAATTTGTTATATTTACATTATTTACTGTTGGAATTATTTCATCCACAGTTTTTTTAATTGATGAAAATTTATATTGTGGTTTAGTTTCAGCTTCTTTTTCTGGCTGTTGATCAATTTTTATTTGTTCTGGATTTAAATTATTTTTTTGTATATTCTTTTCAAGATCAGAACCCTGAAAAAAATTCTTCAGTTGTTCTTTTTGTTCTGGATTTGTTTCTTTTTTTGATTTTATCAGATTCATTGTTGTCTCTTAAGTTTTTCTTTTTCTATATCTACCCTCAGTTGCTCCACATATATGTCTCTCTCCCAGGGAAGCATGTTCTCAAGATCACTTAACGAATACCCATAATTTTTTGTAAGAACATACATTATTTCAAAATAATTTTTGAGAGATATGTGACTGAGGGCTAGGAAAAAAAATTTTTAAGTCCCCTTATTGCTAGTTTTCTTTGAACTCCATCTGTTGTTTTATAATGAACATCAAAATGTATTGAAGGCATTTTTTCAAAAAAGTTTACTATATTTTTGTATTGACTAATTGTTAAATGATTTAAAAAGTCTAATATTTCCTCTTTCTTAAATGATGATGCATACACACGATCATTTTGATCCTCAAAGTAAACTATACAATTTGCGACCAATTCATTTATATCAGAAGAAGAATCGACAAATTCTTCTATTGTAGGATATTTTAAAAATATATTTAAATTTTTATTGATTCTAATCAAACTGTCAGATGGTTCGACATTCAATGCCACAGAGTCAAGATTTACTTCAACTATATGACTTTCTTTTGTTTCTGGGCAAATAATTTTTGGTGTTATGATCTCACCGACAGATTTTGCCCTAAGCTTTAAAAAACAATATTCCAACTCAAATAGGGGGATCTTGTCGAAATCAATATTCTCGTCAAAGCAATTTTTTAGGATATCTATGATTCCTTGATAAATTTCTTTTTGGGAAGATGTCTCTTCAAGAATTAAAAACTTTTTTTCTTCTTTTACTAAAAAAGGTCTAAATTTTGTTTTAATTTTGCTATAAGGTAAAGTACAGTTGTAGGATGGCAAAGCATTTAATAAAGATTCTTTTAGATTCATATTATTCACCTAGTAAAAATTGATGGTCCTCTTGGTTGCGTCGCAATAAAAATAGAATTATCTACTTCTAGATTATAAGATTTTCTAAAAGCAAATGTTACAACTAGAGTCGTATAACCAGTATTTTCAGCAGCCAAGGAGACTGGCAAAATTGACAGAGGATATGCTTCATCTAGTAAAGTTTTTGAGGTATAGCCGTTTGAGCCACCCTGTGCGTCCTTTTTAATTGTTGATATGTAAATCTTACCAACATAATTTAAATAGACTCTTGAAAATTCTTGATACCTATCGTTATATTGGTCTTTATTTACAATATAGTCCATCCACTGTTCAAAGAAAGCCTTTTCTGCCCAGTCTTGGTAAATTATAAAAGACATTGTTATTTCATCAAATTCGTGTTGAATTGGAACTTTTCTTTTTGTTCCCCACATTGAGCTTGGTTGTCCAGTTGTATAGGTTGCCAAAGCTCTTTGTGGTATATTTACTTCCGTTGGATAGGTTAAAAAATTACCAAATGGAGTTATAAATTCAACATCATAACGATTTGCCAATTGAACTCCACCACCGCGTCCAACTATAGATGATCTCAAGGACGAGATTGAAGTTGGGTAAAATGTTGTTGGTGCGTTTATGTCGTTTTTTTCTGGCATTATAGTAATTCTTTTTCTGTTAAAATAACAAATTTAATATTATTGTCCTCGCAAAATTTTTTCGCTGATTTCCATTTTGCGATATTTATTAAATAAGTTTGAGTATTTTTTGCATAAGTTCTTTTAGACATGGATTCGGTTAATACTGGTTCTTTTGTTTGCTTGAGTGGTTTTATCTCAACTACAAGGGTTGAAACTGTTTTATCTGGGTTAATTTTCTCTACCATGAAGTCTGGAATATAATAATGAAGCTGGTTGTCCACTGGGGACATATAGGGTATTTTAATATTTTCAAAAGACCATCTTAAAATATTTTTATTTTCGTCTAAATATTTACAGAATTTTCTCTCCCAAAGAGATCTACACATTATCTTGGATGGATCGCCTATATATTTTGAAATATTTTTGGGAAAAAATTTATTCTTATAAGCCATTAAAATTATTTATTCAAAAAAATGCTAGTAAACCAAATATATCCATTAAATCCAAAATTAAGGTCAGAAGTTCCACTTTGGCTTAAATTTCGTTGTTTTGAATATCTAGGTTTTGGTGGAAGATTAGCAAATGCCAGTGGAGTCTTGCCTGGGGGTGCAAATATTATAGGAACAATTTATGTACCAGCCCCACCATCACTGGTCAGTGGTGTAGCCAACAAGTATAATAACAGCCCGGTAAAAACGATATTCGACAGTGTTGATTCTCTTATAACTTCTTTAGGAAATGTGGCTGGATTGGGACAGAATAATCCAGCTTCGTTTGCAGTTGATTTAATTTCCTCATTTGTGTCATCATATTATGGATTTGCCAGTTATTTTTCAAATATCGTACCACCAGATTTTAATGATAATATCTACGCTGGTACAAATAAAAGATCATTCAAATTTGAATTAGTATTACCCTGTCTAACAGACGAGGATTCTCTTGCGGCATCTAACATAGCAAGGGCTTTTGAGGCGTTGAGCGTACCCTCGGTTGGAAATAATATTTTTAAGTTTAGACATCCACCAATGTGGGGATTCGGCGTTGGTCCTGGTACTGGACCATTTATCGACAATACCTGGCTTACAGACCCACAGCTAACATGCTTGCACAATGTTGCTGTAAATAGATCCGCACCAGACAAAGGAACATATACAATTTTAACACGATATGGATTTAAGCCAACCGTAACTACAATTGCACTTGAATTTGTTGAAATCGAACCAGTTTATAGGAATTCTGGATCTTTGGGTATGATTTCTAGATCACAAGCATTTGCAAATCTAAACGCACTTGACACAATTTCACAGGTATTTGGTGGTTAAAAATGTACTTTGATCCATTCCCATTAACCGAATATACGATTAACGGAAAAACAGAAACCGTAATTGATATTTTTAGAAAAGTTTTAATTTCTAATGTAAATAAACCAAATATTTTTACTGAGGTTTTGGTTCAGGATTCTGATTCATTAGAGTCTTTAGCTCAAGAGTATTATGGTGATTCAAGTTTATCTTGGATAATTTTAGTTACTAATAATATTATAGATCCAAATAATGAATTTATTTTATCAACAGAAAATTTAGAATCATTATTAAACACAAAATATTCTGGAAATATTGCTTTCTTTGAAGAGAATGTTCAATTACAAGAAGGTGATATTTTAATAAATGTAAAGGCATCCGTTCCACTTACTACTCCACCCAATGGCCTCACTTCTGGTGATTTAGAAACAACAAAATATTTCTTTGTTTCAAATTATAATAATGAATTTAGATATGCTAGAACTTCAAATGAAACTGGAAACATTGTAGCTGGAGACAAATTTGCGGCTTATAGAAAAATAAATGATCAATTAATATTGATTGATTTTGAAAAAGGATTTACTTTAGGACAAGAGAGCATTCCTTGTTGTGTTCTTCCACTTAAAAAGTATGATACTTATATTTCATCACCAATTTACATCTATACTTCTAATAATGAAGTTGTATCTCCATATCAAAAATATAATGGTGGTTCACTTTTACAAGATTATGTAAATCTTGAAGCTGATGGAATGTATAGTGGAATTACAAATGATAATTCCTTTAGAGATTCTGTTCTATACCAACATGTAATGAATAATCAAAATCTTTCGTTACTTACTTTCACAATCGGTGAACAAGTAAGAACAAATAATGAAAAGTATAGAAAAATAAAATTATTGCCGCCAAACTTTGTAAATGAATTTATCAATACTTTTAATGAATTGATTTCAAGAGATGATGTTAGATTTAGATTGATAACAACGAAGGAATAATATGTCTGGAATTTTTCCATTTGCAGCAGAATCATTAACACAACTCAGAATACAAAAGAAAGATGGAAAGGGAATTAATTTAATTCCTTGGATCTATAGCGCAACTAATCCATTAGTAACATTTTCACTTGTTGAAAACATGTTTACCCCGCTGATGACAGGAACCATAATTGTAAAAGATGTTGGTGATTGGTCTGGTGAAATGGATTTAAATGCTTTTGATGAAGTTGTTGTAAAGTTAGCTTCTAAACGAGTAAGTGGTGATCTTGGAACTGGAACTGAAGACGAAGAGCGATTTAAAACTTATAATTTAAAATTTGAAATTACAAATATAAAAAATACTGTAAATTTAGCAAATAGTGCTTATCAAAATGGTCTTGAAACTGCCAAGGCACTCACTATTGAATTTGTAAGCAAAAGCGTTTTAACAAAAGAATTTTTATCCTCATTATTAGAAGAAGATAATTTTATCGGACCTATTATAAATTCAAATGTAGAAAATTTTGAATTGAGTGGAACTCAAGCAAATACAGTATCATTAAAGGGATTTAATAATTATTTAAAAGAAAAATTAGATATTACTCTTGATGGTGACAGAACCTGGAATTATTGTTATTTGAAGAAAAACAATGTATCTTATCCTTGGGGAAAACTAAAAGGCCAACCAACAATTCTTCAAACATTACAGTATTTGTCTGAAAATGCTGTAAGTTATGAAAACAATAAAGTTGTAAATTATCTTTTCTGGCAAGATTTAAGCGGATATCACTTTAGATCAATTGACTCTTTAATTCAGCAAAATGAAGAAAGTGCAAAAGATTTCACTTACATGTTCACAGATTTAGATTTGCAGACAAATTCAATTAGAAGTTTTGAAACTCTGACTGAATTTGACACTTTAAATCTGCTTTCTGAAAAAGCATATTTTACATGGTATGAGAGAATAATACCTGATTATGCAGATCCTTACATTGATTTTGTCGATTCGTCAGATGCATTAAAGAGAAAAAATATTTCATTTGATGCATCACAAGAATATTCTCAAATTAATCATATAGAAAATGGTAAACTATTTCCAGATGGACTTACTCAGGATATAGATCCAAAATATAAAAAATTAACAGAAAGCCGTAGAACAGATGATGATATCTATGGATTTTATTCCAAGAACAGATACAACACACCACACCCACAGGAATGGGATTATCTTGGTATTTCAGCAGATACAAGACTTTCAAATGTAGTATGGCAAAATCAATATGATATTGATGACGAAGTTTATCCAGAAATACTTTATGCTTATGATAAACTTATAAAGAAAGAGCTTGAAAAAAATAGAGAACTTTATGTAAATTTAAAAAATGCCAAAAGAAAGTGGGAAGTTTATAGGTGCTCTGTTTGCTGTCTTGACCAATTGGGTGGTACAGCCGATCAACAGATTATAAAAAGTCTAAGTTCAGATAGTCCAGATTATGTTTATTACTTTGGTCCGACTGGAATATTTGGAGACATACAATCTGATGGCTATGGAATCGTTGCTGCTGGAGCATTTTCAGATGTTGTAAATTATCTACCAGGAGTATCTGGTGTTTCTGGGAATGGATTGACATTATCGTATGATATGAATTCTTATCCATATAATCAAACTATAGGAGAATTTTATCATCTAAAACAAGATGTAGATAATACTAATCAACAGATTGATAATCTTATTTTGGAATATCAAACAGAATTAAATAAGATTAATCCATATATTACTAAAATTGAGAATGATTTCTTGCCTTTTGTTGATTCGTGGATCACTGAAGCAACTAATTTTATATTTGATAATTTAACCCCAGGATTTAGAAATGATTGTAATTGTCCAGCTGATCCAGGTCAGCCAAATTTTTGTTGTGCTGATTTAGATATTATATTAAACTTTGATTGTTATAATAATAGTTCACCTTGTAAAATTCTTACTGATTTGGTTTGGGGATATTATTCAATAGGTGCCACTCCTCTAAGAACTCTTAAATATAGAAAAGCTGGACAAAATGCAGATACGGTTCTTAGCTATGATTTTAATTTTGGAATTTATAGTTGTGGTGATGTTGTAAAATTACCTTTATATGTTAATTTGCAATTTGATCCAAACAATTTTGATTCATACCCTTTAAATTTTTCTGGTTATTGGTTTGCATTTGTTAAAACATTTTATGGTTTTTCAAATCAATATCAACTACAAACATATAATGATTGGCCTTGGTATGTTACTCCAGTTACAGAAAAAGCAAAAGCTCAAGTTGGTTGTAATTTAGATGTAATTGATGGCTTGAAGGCGTTTGAACTTCCATTTCAAAAACCAGCATTTTTGTATCAATGTTCAAAATCAAAATTATTAACCGGAAGATATTATAGAACATATCAAGATCCATTATTTACATTTACTTCAACATCAACCGCAACTAGTGATCTTGATGATACTCTTTATAATTTAAATTATAATATTATTGATGTTGACGGTGAATCTGCTTGGAGTGATATAAACCTATTAAATGGAGTAAATAATGAAACTATATGGTGCGAAACATGTTTAGATCCAATAGCCCTTCAACACTCTAAATTTGAATATACAAAAGCTTTAAAGACTTTAAAAATTAGAAAATATGTAATAGAAACTTTAATATCAAAGTTACAAACCATTAAATCAACATTTTTAACAAAGTATCAAGAATTTTTAAATAGAAAAGCTTTCTTTATATCAAAAAATCCATTTGACTCAACTCAACCAGGAAATATAGTAAACAAAAAATCTTCTTTAAATTTAATGAATATTAAATCAATTAGAAGAAAACCTATTCGTGGAAGTAGATATGAAGTTCTAGCAAAATCTTATGGAATCACTAGTGGTGTAGGAACTTATTTGTATAATGTGTATTTTAGTGATAATACTACTCGTAATACAGGAATAACTGGAAATCACCCATACTATGATCAAAAATATAAAGAGTTTACCACAGAAAATTCTTCGTATTCTAAAAACTATGCAACTAAGCCAGGTTTTGATTCTCAAAAATTTATTTTTGGTGATGTTTATTATTATGATAATGATTACACATATCTAACCAGACCAAATACTCCAGGACCAGGAGATTTAAATGTCACAGAAATAGGATTTATTTCTAATACTTATCCAAGTCCACAACTTGGATCATTGGTTTTACCAAGAGGAATTGATGCATTAAATAATTTAAATTATCCATCACCTTCGATAGAAGATCCACTGGGTTCAATTTCATTATATTTGCCATCAAATAAATCACTAACTGATATAACAAACAAATATAATGTTTTCACAAATGATAGCAATAAAAGACCACCATCTATCTTAAAAGAAGAAATAGCTTCTTATGTTAGAATTGAATTTACAAATCCAATTGGTCTTGATCGTTTAGTTGATTTTCCAAAGGGATTTGTAAGAGACGCTGGAAGCGAATATTTCCTCCCATATCTTGTTCAATTAACAGCTGGACCAAATGGAAGACAAACAATACAATCAAACGCTGTAATTATAGGAATGGATCCATACGGATTTGATGTTGCCATAAAGAAAAATAAAACAAAACAAACATATTCTAACTATAAAGATTGGGGTTATTATTGGTGGCATACACCCGTAAGTAGATTGAGAATGGAAGCCAGAACAAAAGATATATCTGATCTATCATTATGGGCAGAAAAAGAAATAGAAAATGAATATACTTACTTTGAAAACAACGGCTTTTATCTACACGAAATAGGTGCTGACTATACAGAATATGATAATTATTCTGGAGCTGCATCTGAATTATTTAATAGATTTGGTCCAAATCAAGCATATGGTTCATTTTATCGTGAACTTGAAAATGATGGATTCTATAATTCTTTGAACGCAGTGATTGATAATGTAAATGAATCTTCAAATTATTACATTACAGCTACGGCTTCTGCAAATTCTAGAAATAGAATAATAACAACTAAACCAAATGATTTAAAATCATTATATTCTACAAAATATGGTTCTTATTACCTATTAGGATCTCATTTACATTATAATACGAGAAGAAGTTGGTATGATTTTACATTCCCATCTAAGTTCTATTTTGATAATATGTTAAAAAATATTGCAAACTGGAATAATATTATTAATTTATCTGAAGATAGATTTAAGGTAGAAACATTAATAAAAGCAGATGATTTTTCTGCCTTTGGTGGAAATGATTTCTTCACTGCTGTTGAAAATTCTATAGAACTAAAGGATACAGCACCACTAAGAGCGTTCTTGCAAAGCAATAACATTGATAATTTAATCTATAACAATAATGACTTTGATGGTGATGAAATACTCTCTCATTTTGCAAAAGGAATATCACTTTCAAATCAAACAGGTACTTTAACACAAATTTTTTCAGACGATATTGAATATTATTTAAATCAAGCATTTGCTCTTTACAGACCAGGATTGGTAACTTCTCAGGTCTGGAAATATGATATATTTGGAGAGAGTGAATATGGATTAACTTCTCCACCAACGCTGCCAGCAGAATATGATAATTTTGATAATAATTTTGCTGCACAGTTTGTTGTTTTTGCTAGAGAAAACAGCGAGCTTTCAATTTGCAAGAAATTGAATCTAAAGTGTGTAAATCCAAAAGGAAAGACATCAAATATAGAATGTCCAGATTCTGATCCATATTGTAACTGTCCAGCCAAGAACATTATGCCAAAGGAAAGAGAACCTTCATATAAAGAACTCATGATAGCTTATAATAATACGAAAGAATGTGAACTGATTGAGAAAGTTCTTGGAAAAGATTATCTTGGTTGCATTATCTCTGATGATAAGAATGTTGCTTCTTGTAATTGCCCAGAGCAAGGAAAGTTCTTCCCAACCTTCTTAAATACAATAAGATCTAGTGCAACCTTCTATGTTACGCCACCAGAAACTCCTCTGAGAAGAAGAGCACAAATGATGATGTTTGGAGCACAAAAAGCCTTGATGGCAATTTATCCAAACGATGCAATTAAGATAGGAACTATAATCACAGTAGATAACCCAAATCCATCTTCCGATTACAAAAACAAGTATGATCGTATGAGTGGTAAATGGATGGTTACTGCAATTAATAGAACCTTTAAGTCTGTAAATATCGAAATGATGACTTTAACCCTAAGCAGAGACTCATATCATCAGGATGGCCCAACAATAGACCCAGTAACCTATAAAAAGGATATATTTTAAAAATAAATAAAAATATGAAGATACTCAAAAATGTCTTTTCTGATATACCGATGTTTCTAACCAAAAATTCTTTTACTGGTGATGTAAACATCAAAAAGGACCAATCGGCTATTAAAGAGTCGATTAAGAATATTATTCTAACAATAAATCATGAAAGACCTTTAGATTATGAATTTGGTACTAATGCAACAGTTTCCATGTTCGAAAATCCAGATGATTTTAGCTTCTATGTGGAAAATAATATTGCTCTTGCAATAACAAGATACGAACCAAGAGTTACTTTAACAAAAATGAATTCTACCTTTGAAGGTAAAACTGTCACACTTGATATTGAATATAGTATCAAAGATTTTGATGTAAGAGATAATATAAGAATAACCGTAGAAAGAGTAAGATAATGTCATCATATCCAAATCTAACACCAAATTTAGGAAAATTAAATTTTCAAGATATAAAGGATAGCCTCAAGGCTTATCTTAAAAATCAAGATTCTTTGAAGGATTTTAACTTTGAAGGATCTGTAATGCAAACACTATTAAATGTTCTTGCATATAATACTTATTACT